CCCCGGCACCGTGGAAGAAAGCATTTTTTCCACCTTGCAAATGAGAAAGGACTATAACGATGAACTGTTCAGAAAATACGAGGACGGCCACCCAAAGGGCTAAACAAAATCTGTGGTTTCGGCGTATGTTTTCCGTTGCCTTGCTGATAGGGGTACTGATTGGGTTCCTGTTTGCCAAAGTACCAATCTGGTTTTCTACCCCGGAGCCTACCACCACGGCGGTTTTGTACGGGGCCTATACCGGCCAAGCTGTCAAAGTTCAGAGTGATGGAACCATTGTTCAGGCCGGTGACTTCACCCCTTTGAATGTCCCTATGGATGAAAGCCTTCAGGAATATGTTTATTGGATGGCGGATGCCTATGAAGTTGATTTCACTTTCCTGATGGCCCTGATCCGCAACGAAAGCAACTTCCAAGCGGATGTTATCAGCACCACCAATGATTATGGCCTGATGCAGATTAACCAGAAAAACCATGAATGGTTGTCCAATGCCGTTGGTGTAACGGATTTCCTTGACCCTTACCAGAATATTCAAGCCGGTATTTATATCCTTGGCACCCTGTTTGAAAAGTACGATGATCCACACAAGGTTCTGATGGCTTACAACATGGGGGAAAGCGGCGCTTCCAAGCTGTGGGATCAAGGGATTTACCAAAGCAAATATTCCCAGCGGGTGATTGGCTACCAAGAAACCTACATAAAGGAGTTGAACGGAAATGATCAAATGTGAAAACGCTTGTCCCCGTGGAAAGTTTGATGGGTGCTGCCATAAATGCCCGGATTTCCACACCTGCCCGGATTCCTGTCAGGAAGATCCCAACACCTGTGGTTCTTCCACCTTTGATGAAGAAGCAGGGCTTCAAGCCTTCCAGCAATCCCAGCTTGCCACCCTGAACGCTATTGCGTCCCTGACTTCTCACAAAAAGGCCATTGAAGAACAGGAAAAGACCATGAAAGCGGCCCTGTATGATGCCATGATGAAGTTTGGGGTGAAGAAGTTTGAAAGTGATGTGCTGAACCTGACCTTGGTTGCACCAAGCAATTCCACCACTATTGATTCCGCCAAGCTGAAGAAAAAATATCCCGCTATTGCGGCGGAATGCTCCAAACCTAATCCCAAGGCCGGTTATGTGAAGATCACTCTGAAGGGTGGTGAAAAGTAATGATGAACCCTTTATGTTTTGTAACCATCACACTTCACTTTGAAATCAGAAACAGTGAAATGTATGGCGGAAATGGTTCAGTTGGGTATTCTGCTTCTTCATTTCAAGGGGTTGCCCACCCTGAACAGGCGGATGATTCCTTTGTAGAAGCCCAGCGCCGCATTACAGCCAAGCTGTTGAGTGTGCCGGTTGAAGATGTAACGGTTATCACAAAGGATGCCTATGATGCCGCCACAGAAGAACCGGAAGATGATTTTGATGATAGGGATTGGTGAAGCAGTTGGCAAGGGATGAATTTTGGGATGCGCTAAAGGAATACGCCCACCGGAACCACCAAGAACGGGTTTCCAAGAACTCTGACCGGATCGCTTATGCTATCCAGCAATTTGAAGCCCACGGGATTGAATACCAGTTGAAGAACCGGCAGACCGGCCACTTCCATTGCTGGCGGAAGTCTGATGATAAACTATTCCAGTTTTACGCTGGCACCGGCAAGATTCAGGGCCTTCAGACCCGTGGAATTCACAGCCTGATCAAGATATTGGAGGGATAAGGATGCAAAAAAGACTTACTGTGAAGGAACTGAAGGCCGCTTTGGTTGATGTTCCTGATGAACTGGAAGTTCGTTTTGGGAGTGATACAGAAGAAGCCTATGAAATCATTATTGAAATGGCAAGGCGGGTAAAGTATGAACTTCCTGATGGACAGAAATTCGAGGACACCGGCGAAACTGGCGTGGATTACTTTGAAATCTATGGAAACGCTGTCCAGAGTGATGATTTCTGATGGCCGGTGAAAAGAATTTTGAAAACCGCCTGAAGAAGTGGTTAGAGGATGAAGGGATTTACCCTTTGGGGGAGCCGGTTAACCGTATGAGCGCCCCGCCTTGTGGGTATTGGGAAAAGCGTTGGGGTGGTGGGAGGTATGTAAAAAGCGGCCTTCCTGATATGCGGATCGTGGTGAAAGGGCTGGCCCTTGAAGTGGAACTGAAGGCCACTACCGGCACCCCTTCAGAACTGCAAAAGCGCAACATTGCCCAAATCAACAATTCCGGTTGCTTCGGCTTCATCCTGTACCCGGAAGGCTTTGAAACCTTCAAGAAAATTGTGAAAGGGGTGAAACAATGCGAGTTTCCCACAGCCGGGTTGATCTCTTTAATAGATGCCCATACAGATACCGCTTGCGATATGTGGAAGGGCTGAACACTATCCCTGATACGGAACCCGACAACGCCTTAATCCTTGGCACCGCCCTTCATACGGGCATTGAAGAAGGGGTTGAAAAGGCCCTTGACTTCTACCAGTCCAGCTTCCCAATTCTGACGGATGATCATGTGAATGAAATGATGAAGCTGGAAGCCATGATCCCCAAGGCCAAGGCCCTATTGCCACCGGGCGGAGCCTTTGAACTTCCTATTGGAAACGCTGATTTTATAGGCTTTATGGATTATCTGTGGCCCGCTGGATGGATGAACACAAGGCACCCTTCCAACTATTGGGGTGAAGATGTTCAGGTGTTTGATCTGTACGACTTCAAATATTCCAACAATGCCAAAAGCTACGCCGTTTCCGGTCAGTTGCATGAATACAAGTATTGGTATGAACTGACCCACCCCGGCCACCGGATCAGGAATATGTATTTTCTGATTGTCCCAAAGGTGAAAATCAGGCAGAAGAAAACGGAAACCATTCAGCAATTCCGGGACAGGTTGCAGGATGCTTTGAAAGACGCTGAACCATCTTTATTGCCGGTTCAGTATGACCCCATGAAAATTGTGGACTTCTTGACCGGCACAAAGCACATGGTTGAAGCCACAGATTTTCCCAAGAACCCTAACCACTTTTGCGGTTGGTGTGAATATCAAGAATACTGTGAGAAAGGATGGGATTATATGTTACTTCCCAAAAATGAACGGCGCAATCTGAACGCCACCAAGAAGAAGGTTGTCTGGCTATATGGCGCACCCTTCAGCGGCAAGACCTTCTTCGCAAACCAGTTCCCTGATCCCCTGATGCTGAACACGGATGGCAATATCAAGTTTGTGGATGCCCCCTATATCGCTATCCGGGACACGGTAACGGTGGAAGGTCGGTTGACCAAGCGGCAGTTGGCTTGGGAAGTCTTTTCCGATGCTGTGACAGAGTTGGAGAAGAAACAGAACGATTTCAAAACCATTGTGGTTGACCTTCTGGAAGATACTTATGAGGCTTGCCGGGTGTATATCTGTGACCGGCAGGGGTGGAAACATGAAAGTGATGATTCTTTCCGGGCTTGGGATATGGTAACTTCCGAATTCCTGAACACCGTCAAGCGGCTGGTCAATCTGGACTATGAAAACATCATCCTGATCAGCCATGAGGATCGGAGCCGTGACCTTACCCGCAAGAGCGGTGACAAAATCAGTTCTATCCGCCCCAATCTTCGGGAAAAGGTTGCCAACAAGGTTGCCGGTATGGTTGACCTTGTGGCCCGTATCGTGGCGGATGATAATGACCGGGTTCTTTCCTTCAAGGCTTCGGAAGTGATCTTTGGCGGTGGGCGGCTAACTGTCCACAACAAGGAAATCCCGCTGGATTATGAAGCCTTCTGTGAAGTCTACGAGGAAGCCAACCAGAAGGCCGCAGGAGCCATGAAGCACGGCGGCAATACCCCAGCTACCCCCGCACCGGAAACGGGTGACAGCGGCGAACAGAAGCCCACCAGACGGGGCAGAAAGCCCAAAGAGGAAGAAACCCCGGCCCCTAATCCTGAAGATGTGGAAGATGCTGAACGGGCGGCGGCTGGCGATCCTGATGGTACATGGACACCGGGCGGCGGTGAAGCAGATGATTCCGACCCTATGGGGCAGACGGAGCCGAAAGCCTTGCCCAAATGCCCTGATGGGGAACGGATCTTCAAGCAGTTCAACGACAGCAAGGGTGAAATCCCCCTTTGCCCCAACATTGATGCCGGCCACTGTTGCCACAAGGAAGGCGGCCC